TTCAAACTATTGCGGCACTGGATTTGATTATCAGTCACTTTCCAGAAACATCGGACGAAATAAAATGACATCAATGTATAACGAAATTGAACTTATGGAAATGGCAAGGGACTACGAGTCACTGGAACGTGTAGCTTTTCAAGATGCTGAAGAGTTGCGAATGTTGCGTGAAGGTGTTATAATTGTAGTTCCAAAGGATGTTGAACATGCTCGCAGTATGTTTAAATTGGCTAGTTTTTATCTTAGTCAACATGATCCAGATTTTACTTTACAACAGGGGCAATAATGATTACACTAAAAGAATGGATGGAAGTTGTTGGCTATCGCATTACTGAAGGTAGTGACTACCAATGGGAATGTTATGGTCCAAATGCTTATTGTTTAGACAGTTGGAATGGTGATCAAGATGGTCACAGTTTTAGCATTTATTTTGATAACAAAACACAAGAAGTTTATGAAGTGCAGGCACACGACTATCGTAACCAACGTGCTTATCGTTTGATTAATCCTGATTTTGCCAAAAAGCATAAGAAGGAAGCCAAACGTCGTGAAGTTGAATTTAAAGAAGCTTGGGATAATGTTGAGTACGTTGATCTAGAAGTAGATGACGACTGGTTCCAAAAAGCTCTTGCAATTGAAGCAGAAGAAGATTATGATGTTCGTGTAGAAGTTCCACTCACACTTGATGATAAACAAATGTTTGAATTGATGCGCTTGGCGCATGAACGTGATATCACACTTAACCAATTAGTTGAAGATGTACTAAGACAGGCAATTGCCAAATATGATGCTACTACAGTTTAGTATTGATAATCCTTGGAGTGACCGTTGGAAGACATTGTTCTTCAAAAACGGTCTACTGCCAAAACACAAAGCATGGGAATTTAATGGCTACGCTACTCATCAAATTATTGACATAGACGTTCGTTTGACATTCAAAGGTGACCACGCAGGATTGCACATGATGTTTGGCATCTTTGGCTATGCCTTAGAGTTTGGTGTATATGATACTAGGCATTGGGACTACGAAAAAGACAAGTGGCAAGACTATGACTGAATGGGGAAAATTTGATTGGTTTGCAACAGGCCTAGTACTTGGCTATTTTTGGAACCCAGTCTGGAATGCTTGTAAAAAGATTTACTCCGAAGCTAAGTTAGCAAAAGAAGAGTGGCGTAAACGATGAATTTAGATTATTATTTCCCCACAATAATTGGATTAGATACTAATATTGAGTTAGCTGACAACATGCTGTCAGTGACTAGGAAATATTTAGACGATGTCAATTCAAGATCCGATACATGGGGATATAAAAATACATATGGCAAGGGTATTGAGGATTTTGCAGATGTAAAACCATTTGTAGATTATGTTCGTGAAAAGAGCGTAGAATATTTTGAAAACTGTGGGTATGACTCTAACAAAATTGAATTCAAAATAGAAGTGTTCACTAGTGAAATGTTTGAAGGTGACGGTCATGCTGTTCATGCACATGCAAATTGTTTGTTGTCGGGGGTATTTTATTTACAAGCTCCTGAAGGATCATCAAACATAAAATTCTTTGATCCTCGACCATACGTAAATTATAGAATTTTGCCTATTAAAAATAGTGTGCAATCTAATTGGGATGAAGTATATTATCCAGCAGAAAAAGGATTATTTTTAATTTGGCAATCGTGGCTACAACATACTGTGCCCACAAACCATTCTAAAGATGGAAGAATAACTTTAGTTTTTAATATTTTAAGCAAATAAAATGGGAAATCAAACTGATTATTTTGAGCGCATTGGCTATAAGCCAGAATACTATATTGGTGAGCGTGTGTTTGGTCACTGGAATAAAATTCCATTCATAGGCACAGTGGGTAACGACACAGTTATTAATCATATAGAAGGTCCTAGAATTAGTATCCACTTAGATTTACCAATTGTGTTTGATAAAATAATACACAACATCATTATCGTTAAACACGAAGATATAAAAAGACTGAAGTCAATTGAATAAAGGAAAACAAATGTCATTTAAAGCCGTACAAGATAGAGTAATAATTATAGAAGATAAAGCAGAGACTGTTACCACTACAGGAATAGTCTTAACTGATGCGGCAGCTGAGAAGCCTGCACAAGGCACAGTAATAGCAGTTGGTCCAGGACGTAAAACAAAAGAAGATGTAATTATTGCGCCGGAAGTAAAAGTTGGTGACAAAGTATTGTACTACCGCGGTGCTGGGTCTAAGGCCAAACTTGAAGGCGAGCAAGTTTTGATTTTGAAAGAAGAAGAGATCTACGCTGTATTAGAAGATTAAAATGAAATACAAAATTGGCACACTAATTGAATGTGAAGGACTCAGAGGTATCGTTGTTGGGGATACCCAAACAACGGATATATACATTCTTTGGGAACATTTAACGGACCCAATCAAATACGAAGAATCATTCCTAGACGAAAACGCCAAAATACTTAAATCATAATTTTGGCAAACCTAGTGTATAAATGTCTTGACAAACTGGTAAAACCATGCTATACTATACACATGTTAAACAATAAAGGAAGTATGTAATATGGTTGAGCAAACAATTCAAAGTGAATTAGCCCACTTTGGTATTCAAGCAGAAATTATTACTAAGCAGTTCAAACTGTATAAGGGCATTCCGTCCAAACACAACGGAGTGTACATTATATCAGAAGGCGATAAAGTAGTATATGTGGGCAAAGGCTGGGTACGAGCTCGCCAAAGCAAACATTGGGAAAAGGCTCTAGCAGAATTTAAACACGGAACCAACGACACAAAAGGTTGGCAATGGTTGCGTGAGAATTATGCAGAGTACAATCTTACTCCAGAACTTTGGACTGTACAATACATTATCCTGCACAAGGAAACTGAGCTGACCGCAATGGAAGGCGCACTCATCCATCGTCTGCAACCACTTGCTAATGATGAAACATTTAACGATAATGCACGTACTTTGAAAGGCTAATATGTCAATTTCCGCAACTTATAAATTGAAACTGACAACTGCTCAGGTCATCAACGCTCGTTACAATACAAACACGTCTGTGTTTGTCAGTGCTAAACAACGTATCGATGAATACTGCAAAGCAGTACCTGGTGCAATGGATGAACTTCTACATGCTATTCGAACATTCAAAGGCAACAACCCAAACTTAGTTGTTTCTGACATCAAGCTGGCACAGGCCGCTAAAGCAATTTTGGCAAATATTCGAATTGATGACACAATGAATCGTCCTTTGGACTGGGAACACGTACTCAAAATTATTCGTAACTTTGCAGAAACTCGTGTACTTGCAATTAACGTGTATGAAGATCCTGCGGCTCCTGGCTGTTTGATTGCATGGGACGGCCAACATACTACTATTGTACTATACATTATCTACTGTATGATTTATGATGAATCTGCAACCAATGTGACTGTGCCAGTTGTTATTGCGCCATCAAACGATAAAGCCGCAATCCGTGAAAACTTTATTATCCTGAACACTGATGAAGCTGATGGTGGTGGTAAGAAAAGTTTGGACCCGTTGGATTTGTTTAGCCAAAAAGTTTTTGGTGTTCGTATGGACAGTTCACCAAATTTGGACTGGGCTACACAAGAGCGTAAACAACAAATGTTGGAAGCGGCTGATTTATTTCTTACCAGCACTGCATATCAAAACACTGACGCATCTGGTGCTATCACACAAGTAGCGGCTATTATTGATGAAGATTCATTAATTGTCAGCAAATTTTGTAAGTATTGGATTGAGCGTAAGAAATTTGAAAATCGTCATGTAGAGTCTAAAGAACTTATCATGCTCAACAACTTCTTCCGTGCCTGTGCTGACGAAGACATTGATGTTGATAACAAGTACATTGAAGACATGACCGCAATCTTTTGGAATGCTTTTGAATGTGAGTTCACTGGACAAAAAGGATTGAATAAGTTTTGGCGTAAACTAGATCTTGCCTACAATAACTGGTATGACAAAGTGTATGCAGTGCCAGCCGCAGGAGAAGATGACCTTCGACCAAAACGTTTGGACATGACCAAAAATGGTAAACATCAAGATACCTATGGTACTACGTTTATGATTGCTGTGCTCAAAAAGAAAGGCTTCAAGCAAACATTGCCTAAGCCTTTAGTTGACTTCAAACCAGCAAAAGCTGATATTTGGTAATTAGCCTCCAGCTACAACATCAAGTGAACCGTTAGCAATGGTGTTACCTTTAGTGGTAACATCTCCAAATCTTGCTAACGGTTTTCCTTCTACAAACACAGTAGAACTTCCATTAGCAATAGTTGAACCGTTAGCAACAACACTGCCCAATGTTGCTACAGGTATTCCATTTGCTGTTACAGTATTTGCACCGTTGACAATAGCGGCTCCTGCAATATCACCAACTCTAGCCACATATAAACTCATAGTCCAGTTTCTCCTGGAGCAGGAGGAGGCATAGTGAATATATTTTCTGGGCTTGATAGTTGATTACGTCTTTGTATTACTGAGGCATTGACCGCATACTCGTATGCATCGTTCGCCGATTTAACACCAATTGCCGCACCAAAGTTTGGTCCTGGTATAAGATTACCTCTAACACTTCTGCCCAAATTGGTTTCAATAAGTCCAACAGTTGTACTAACACCCTTAATAAGAAGCTCCATTGCGGTTGCCTGTGTATTAAGGCTTACAAGTGCGTTTTTTAATGCAGTAAATTCTGGACTATTATCTGTAACTCCGCCTGTAAATTGTCCTGTTGCTGGTAAGATCACTGACATAATTATATTCCTGTATTTTGTGGAGGTACTATTCCGGACTTTGCTAGGGCAGTGTTTACTAAAGCGTTGTCTGTAACAACACCAACTCCCTTAGTTCTAAAATCACCAGTAGGTGTTTGTACAGCAATTAATATAGATTCTATAGCAACCAATGATGCTGCCATTAGTCCAAGACTAGTATTCATCCTAAGCATCGTTGCTGTTAATGTTGCAATCTCGGCAGTTATTAACGCCAATTCCGCAGTATAATCTGGGGTTACTATTGTGGATGGTGGTGTATATGTTGTTACTACGTCGGGTCCTGTAGCTGTTAAAACTACAGGTGCCATTGTTACTATTCCGCCAGCGGCCATAAACTATCTCCTATATGGAGTATTTATTAATTGCGGTTTACTGGTTTAACACCACTAGTGCTTTGCACGTACTGATCTGCGGCTTTTTTAAGTGTAGGAGTCATACACATGATTTTGCTCTTATCAATGGTAATGTGGGCTTCTGGTTCCCCTGTCACTATCCAAGCAGTCATTCCTACACCCTGTGCGCCGTATGTTAGAGTCAATGGTGAACTAACAGTTAGTGTATTCTCTTCTTCTCTTTCCACACGAACTATAAGTTCTTCAGCAGTTTGTAGCTTAATTGTTAGAATATCACCAGCAGAAACGGGCTTTTTTTGTAAAAATGTCATGATTAACCTATGTTTTTATGTTGTATATTAATTATGCTTACACTGGGTTTCTAGGAGTGCCTTCTGGTCCCCATTTTAACAAGAAATACGAGTAGTCTTTGGCTTTGAGTTTGGCAGTGACAGCAAAGGTATGTCCCCAATGTATTGGGTTATCATGTCTATGCCACATGGGTGTTTCTACAGCGTGTTTTATTACCCACTTACCAGCATCACTATTTTGCCAGTTAATTAAGGGTTCTGCGGCATACAATACAGGATCTTCAACATCACCCATATTGAACTTGTACACTATGGCATTGTGTATTTCGTGTACTCTATCTTCTATTTGCATATATTTGTATGTCTCCTTTTTTGGAGCTTCTCCTAGGTAACCATCGTATTGCTTGCGATTTATTGCCACTACTTCCCCCAAGCTAATAAAAATAATAAATGGTCACGTTCGTTTTTAAAATAAATCATTGTGCCATCAATTTGGGGTCTAATAAACCACCTATCCCCACTCATTCCCATTTTATCGTGTAACCAATTATAAACCTCATCTGGATAGGTTGCTATTAATATTCCGTGATATTCATGATCTATAATTACTGTCATCTTGATCCGTACCTTAATCCAAATAGTGTGGCATACTTGTCATCATAAAATTTAAACTCCGCATGCCTATCTGTTATTTGCTGATAATTTCCTTCGTCCCAGGTTGGCTTTTGATATTTGAAATCAAAATCTTGTCCTTGTACTAATCCTTGGGACCGCAACTCTTTAACTATGTCTAGTGTATCGTTTACACCTATACCGTTTATTTTGATTATCTTCAATCTGAATACTTAATTAAAAATAACATATACTTTTTCTCATCTATTATATCAAATGTACCTTTAATTTTGCCATCATCACTAAAGTGAATTTTGATACCGTATGTCTTTTGTAAAAAGTAATATAATCCGTTATTGCTGTTTAGATTGTCCAGTGTTGGGTTGTCGGCCAAATAATCTGCATTGCATTTACGCAGTCGGTCCCAATGCTTGTCACGCTTGTACTTGTCCTCAGTTTCCCATTTTTCGTATTCGTAAGACATGCCCATCAGGACCACCTCAACATAAACCAAGCCAAATCTTTTTTATTACGAAACCAGAACTTAGCATTGTTAGCATACCAACGCATATTAGGAGTCCAAACACCGTCATCTGATGATGGACCAAATGTAGCAAGCATCCACTCCATCATCTCATTCCATTTATCACCATTACTAGGATGCACTGTGAGATATCTAGAGCCATATACTCTGCCTTCACTTACTTCTAGTGTACACTCGTGCCAACCCATAACAGTCATTATGACTTGCGTGTCAATATCTTTAGCCATTTGTTTGGCCATGTTTTCTATTATTTCATCTTGTATATTCATAGACCCCATCTCAATAGAAACATTGTAATGTGTTTGTCTTCTTTGAACAACCACATATCAAAACTAAGACGTTTGGCACTGGGAATACATTGCCAAATCCATTGTTGTACTTCATCCATGTCTGTATCACGCAGTCCACGCTCAAATCCACGTGGGCCAACTTCAGCATAGGCTTTTAGTTTACGTCCAGGAAGTTTTTGCCATCTTATAATAGGCGGCTTGTCCATAATAGCATTCCATAATTGAGCATATTGCGCATACATGCTCTTGCCAGTACCACGACCAGTAAGCATTGTCAGTCCACGTCCTTTAAATCTAAATGATGGCGGAGTCGTGGTTAGTGTAGTTATTGCCCCCATATCGGAGCAAGAAGAGGGATCGGTATCGTTCGTCATAAAAATCCAAATGTATAGTTGTAAACTGTATTGTTACACCCGGATCCCACGCACGATGCTCTCGGGTAGTGAAGCCAAGTTTACGTTTCATCTTTTCCCTGATCATCCAAACGCTGGGAGGATAATCCTTTTTAATTTGTTCAAGGATATTGTCCCATTCGGCTAATGTATAGGTTATAGGCTTCATGTACAATTATAACATGCGCCCAAAAAGAAATCAACCCATTGCGGGTTGATTGGTTGAATTACTCTTCGAAGCCTTCTTTAAGTAACTTTTTTTGTTCGTATGCTTCGTCTTCTAATTGCCGTGCTTTGATTCTTTTCTCATCACATGGCTTGCAAGTAGTTTTGATCCACCCTTTGCCACTACGTTCGCCTGGGTTACCACATGTTTCACAAGTAACAGCAGTAAGAGATTCTGCCATAGCCACTAGTCCGTGTATGTAAGCATCGCCGCCGTCATAGTAAAAACGCAGTGTACCAAACTTTTCTTTAACTTGTTGAACAACTACTTGTTCAACAACTGGACGAATTTTCTCTTCGCCTCTTTCCAAGTCCCACTGATTGTTTTTTACGCTCCAATCAATGTGATGTTGAATGTTAGAACATAGTTGGTTAATAATATTAAACCAACCATCACCACAAGCAAATCCCCAGCACATGCAAGTTTCCATTTCACTTGCATGTCTGTTCACAAACATCTTTGGGTAAGCGTTACACAGCTGGGCGTCTAGGTTTTCTTGCATTCTTTCCTCTTGGTGGATAGGTACGTTTTTTAGGTTTAACTGCTTCCAATGTAAATGAATCTTTGTTCACTTGCTCTGCACGTTCCATTGCGGCATGGATTTGTTCTGGAGTAGGATCATCAATAGATCCCATACCATCGTGTCCGTCACCTTCAAATGGTTCTTCGTATAGTGCGGGATCTACTGTGCCATCTGGCAACACAATGCCAATCTTTTTAAGCATACGATTAGCAGCCGCAAGTTCACCCTTTACTTGTTTGAACAAGTTAATAGGGCCATTTGCTGTGGTACTAATTTGTTCCCATGTTCGAACTTCGTAAATTGGATCAATGCTTGTGTCAATTTCAATAACGTATAATTCGTTTTCTTCTTTGTACCCTTCTTTCAAATGTACTAAGTCAATAACTTCTACTACACGACCTTCTACAAGTTTTCTTTCACCTAAATGAATCCAAACCTTTTGTTTAATTTTATATTCTTCTTTTTTCATTGTATAATGTATCCGTAAAACGCAAGCAACCAAACTGTGATCCCTGCGTATGTTAAGTAATGTGCAAGTTGGTCTGCACCTATCCATATCCAAAAAGCCCTGTCCTGTGGAGTAAGGCCTTTAGCAAAATTCATCTTAATCCAATCAATGTGATAGTGCATGACGCCGTCAATCAGTGCTACTAGTATCACTGTGCCAATATACGGAACAAACGCCCAAACTATAATCGCTGTTAGAAATGAATGAATAGCGGCATGGTCTAATCCGCCACGAGCACCATATGTGCCTTTTTGGGCAATCATATAATCCAGTTGTAATACAAAATCACCAACAAAGTGCTTGACCATAAGCAAGGTGATTATTAAGATTTCCATTTAATCCATTCGGTTTGATTCATAACTTATAATACAACAAACATGAATCAAAGTCAACTCTACATATCACCAGATTCAGCCAATTTAAGCATTAAGCTATATTGTTCGTATGCCTTTTTAACTGCTGGGTAAGTGTCCCGTAATCTACGCTCTTTTTCTTTTTGTTCCATGAGTGTTTCAAACATATTATAATGACCTTTTTGAGTCATATTGTTGAACACTTGCTCTTCAAATCGAGCAATACTGTCTAATTCACTTTCAGCAATTTCAACTGTGTATAGCGTTTCAGTTTCCATTGGAAGTGTGTACGTGTTTACCATATTATAGTCTTCTGGAGACTGAAAATATTTCACGTTCATACGCATTGCCCTGTAGGCACGTTTGTTACTGTCTAACACCTTAAGACGGTGTCGGTCCACAAACATTCTAATTTCTTTACTTGGTGTCAGGCTCATCTTCAAGCTCACATAATGCTTCTAACATTTTATAATGATTGTATGCTTTTTTAAGAGATTCAAACTTTTCTAACTTCTTTGGATCAGGTTGTAATATTGCCAAACGCTTTTCCAATGTTTCCATAAACTCAGATAAGTTTTTGCCTTTAATTTTAACTTCACCATCAAACTCTGCATCACCCTGCACTTTTATTGTGGCTGGGTTAGCGGCAGTGGTCCAAGATGTGCCGCTTGAAGTTGACGTTAAAAATGCTCCGTACCCAACCGCAGTATTGCTACTTCCAGTTGTATATATAGACGATGTTCCACCAGTTGCTATTGTATATGTACTGCTTGATCCACTAGCCCCGCCAATGCCTGCGGCGTGATAAGAACCAGTATAATTGTTTAATGTAATAGTGTCAGTAGAATATCCACCGCCAAGTATTGTGTTATCTGAACAACCGTCGTCTGTTATAGTTATAGTATTATCGTCGTCCATTTTAGTATCCTTATACTAGTTTAATTCCACTTGTTGACTCTAGGAATTGTTTAGCAAAAGTTTCTTCTGTTCCTTCTGCCACTGTCACTGTTGCTTTGAGTAACTTGATTTCTTTGTTTGGTGAAACAGTAAACAAGTAAGGCATCAATCCTGGACCTTGCGGACCTTGCCCAATTACCATTGGGCGACTTAGTTTATAGTATGCATCTGTTTCTTCAGTTAGCTTGGCTACAATCTCTTCTCCGCTTGTTAATTTTAACGTGATCACTTCACCGATTGTTACGCCTTTTGTAATTAGCATGTTATCCCTTTAATGTGGTAAAAAATTCTTCTGGCTTGCCGGCAAGACCTTGAAAGCCACCTGGCAATAGTACGCCATCTTTAAAAACTTGTGGCACTGAGCGTAAACCTTGATCTACTAAAAATTCTCTAGCGTCTGGTGTTTCTTCAATATTGACGACTTTAAATGCTACGTCTTTACTTTCTAATAGAGCTTTTGCTCTGTCGCAGAAAGGGCAGTTATTCTTTGAATATATTGTTATCATTATACTTCCTTTATACTATTATAGCGCAGGTAAGGCATCATAGTCAATACCTTCGCTCATTACACCAATTACATAATTGGTACTTTCACTTTCTTGTAGTGCCGTTTGTTTTTTGGATGTATCACTATGCTTGTTGAACCAAGGGATTGGAGTAGACTTTGGTGCTGGATTCATATACTTAATACCAATGTCCTTTAGTGCGCCAGTTGCTGTGTAGTCAACAAACTCTTTTAGAATATTAGCATTAAGACCAATAACTGGTCCCATTTTAAACAAATAGTCTGCCCACTGTTTTTCTTCACGTATTACATCCATATACAATGCGTATACTTCTGCTTCGCATTCGCCTTTGACTTCAGCAAATCGTGGATCTTCTTTGACCACTTGATTGATTAAGAAAGCTGTCCAACCTTTGTGTAGCAGTTCGTCTTGTAGAATTAAACTGATAATGTTTCCGTTGCCAATAAAGATTTTGTTCTCTACCATTGCCAAACTTGTAGCAAATGATACCATAAAACGGAAAGCCTCTAGTGCGTAACTTGCATGTAACGCCATCCAAATTGCTTTGATATATTCCTTTTCTGGAATGTCTTCACCTAGCTGTTTACGGCAGTTGATAATGTGTAACGCTTCGTAATAATTGCCTACACTACTAGCCATGTCTACAATCTCTTTAGTGTCATGTATAGTGTTAAACACTTCTTTTGGAACGTTATAGATGTTACGAATGATGTGGCTGTAACTACGACTATGAATGTTAGTCTCAAAGAATGTCCAGTTATAAACCAATGCTTCTAGTTCTGGTAAACTTACAACAGGAGTAAAGATTTGACTAGGGCCACGTCCTTGTAAACTATCCAATGCTGTTTGACGAAGCAAGTTGCTGGTAAAGATATGTTTAACTGCATCACTTGCATCTTTAAAATCATTACTGTCTTTGCTTAGACTAATTTCTTCTGGCACCCAAAAGAAACCACGTGCAGTTGTTTCAAAATCTGCAATCTTTTTATACTTAACTTCTTCAAATCTTTGAATGGTCACAGGACCAGCTGGGTCCAAAAACATCTTACGGTTAATGTAGTCTGTCTTTGTGTTTAAGTTATATTGCGCTTTACTCATAATTTACATGCCTCACAGTCATCTTCTAAATCGTCATAATTGACTTGTACGTGTTGTGCTGGTGTTGGTTCAGCAATTGCTTTACTACCAGCTTTGTTAATTAGGCTGTAGTAGAATGTCTTCAATCCCCAGTAATGTGCCTGCATTAAGTTCTTAGCAATCAATGTAGTTGGAACTTTACGGTCAGCCCAGTGTGCTGGATTGTAGAATGTGTTGGTTGAAATACTTTGATCAACGTATGCGGCAATGACGCTGGCCGTTTTTAAGTAGCCATCGCAATCTTTTTGTTCCCACATCAATTGATATTTGTTTTTCAATTTGTGATATTCAGGTACAACTTGCGTAAATGATCCTGCTTTACTTTCTTTAGTACTGATCAAGCTCATTGGCATTTCAATACCATTAGTGCTGTTAATAACAACTGAGCTAGATTCAACAGGAGCAACTGCCATTTGTGTAGCATTGCGAACACCAAATTCAATCATTTGTGTGCGTAGTGTTTCCCAGTCAAGTTCAGGACTAAAGTCTGCTAGTTCATTTACCCCGTTAGCACGTAGTTCCCACGGGAACACACCTTTGCCATAACGTGTTTGATCACTGCCATCACACTTGCCACGTTCTTTAGCCAACTCCACTGTTGCTTCTGTTAAGTAAAACGCTTGATGTTCCATCCAGCTCTTAACGTCTTGTAGTGCATCTTTCTCTCCATATTTGAGTCCACGCTTGGCGTGCCAATATGCTAGGTTTGTGATGCCAATACCTAGTGGGCGAATTTCGTCATTGCTTAATTTACTCTGTATACTTAAGAAGTCTTGGTAATCAAGGATATTGTTAAGACTGCGGTGAAGTATACGGCAAGCCCTACGCATATCTTCTGGATTCCTGAAAGCTCCCCAGTT